AATCCCAGGTTGGCGTCACCACAAACGGATAGGCCATCATTGAAACAGATCTCGTAGCACTGCGCGGGACGGAACAGTTGAACCAGCTCCACTCGTGCCAATTTTCCTTGCTGAGTAAGCACATAATCACCTTTCTGCAGAGCACCCACTAACTTCCAGTAGTCGAGCGTGAGCACTTTTTGGGTTACGGTAAATGCCATTTCTGCGTTTCAGCTTGGTATAGTGACATTAAGGTAGCTGAGCACGCACTCGTCTCCGCTGTCTAGCAGCTCACGCAAATCCTCAATAGATATTGTGGGCTCTTGCCTGATCTCTTTTATCAGCTTGTAGTAGTCCGCCTTAGACTTGGGCTTGTTTTTAAAGTACGCCGCCGCGTTGCGTGGTAGCCTGTTAGATGTGCGAACATAATTTTTCATGTGTATGTTCGCGTTGTTCTTCATTTGTTTTTCCATGGACTCGGGCGTAATCCAGATTTCCTTGAAGTACCCATCACGCTTCACAATGTTGGTGTAGGCAAAGAAAAGTTTGTTATCTTTGCCCCGGGTATCGTGACGTGAATAAGGTTTTTGCGTTTTTGGGTTAATTCGTTTCACAATACTTTCCTTTTTGTATATCTATATTAATGCACGGATAGTGAAATAAACGCCCTTTTTTCTGCGTTTCTATCGGGTATAGTGAAATAAATCTGTTGTTTTTATGCGAATTTTAGTTAATATGAATATACTTTGACCCCCAATTCGCCGCAAACCCAGTATTGGCGCGGGTTTCCAGGGCTAGTGAAATCAGTATGGGTAATACCCCTTACTTACGTTATTTTTATTTTTATTTTTAAAAAAATAAATAAAATAAAGAGAGGGTAATTTACTGGCGCAACCCATACTGATTTCACTATACCCAATCAGCAAGCCCTCAAAAAATAAAAATTGGCCAGAGTTTCTGACAAAAACTGGAGCCAAATCCTTACGAGCTTGATTTTTGTGGGGCCCCCCGGCGACCGACCCGCGATGGGACCCTAAAAGGGGTGATGGCTTAAGCAAGAACCGGGCCACATAGGAGGGCCACAAAAAATCCTCTCAGGCAGGCACGCATCTTGCTTGCCCCAACCTGGCACGGATCCTGCTAGCCCAAGCAAGAAGCATGCCAACTTGGCCAGCCCACCTAACTGGCACGGATCCTGCTAGCCTAGCACGAGTCGTGCCACGCACTTGGCACGATGCTTGCTTGGCTAAGCAAGAAGCATGCCAATCAGCCACGCCACCAACCTGGCACAACCCTTGCTAGGGCAGACCGATTTAAACGGCCTACAAGGCGCGATCGCACTCAGGTGTCACTAGGGTATTACCTCGCTCGCGATCGAGGCGTGGCGATAGGTTTGTGAGGCTTTACGAGCGCACGGAAGCCCAGGTCATGGACGCGCGCCACCACACCTCAACACAAGACAGCAGCGCCCCCACGCTGGCGCTCACTGCCTGTCCTTAATAGCCTCACAGATCGTGAGCAAATGATCCAGCCCGTACTCATTGAGCGCCACGTTAACCGAGTGAAGCACGACGCGCGTGTTCTCCGGCGTGTAATCCTTGCAGGCGTTGTTGATGCGGTCCAGCGACGGCGCGAAGGCGTGCGCCCGGTGCTCCGCGCTGCTCTCGAGGCTGAACGGCAGACCGCTGAGCTCGCACGTCCCGCGCTCGAGGCGCTCCAGTATCCAGTCGACGTCGATGCTCACCGTGGCGCCGGTGCGCCGGGCCCTGGCGCGTGCGTTGTCGAGCATCACATAGGCTCGGCCGCGGGCCGTTAACCTGGAGCGTGCGACGACGCGAGCGTGCGCCTGGCGTTTCTGTGTTGTTTCTGTCATGCCAATAGTAATGCACGCCAGCGAGCTGATCCGCCTCAATGATGAGGCGAAACACAAAGCCAGCTGATCAGCGCACCGGCGCCGCTCAAATAGGTATAGTGAGATTACTAATAACCACAACACCCATATGGTTATTAGCCTTGTTATGAGAAACCAAAGTTTACATTTATACTCATAATTGAAAACAACAGTTAACACCAGAAAATATTTTAATTATTTTGGGCGAAAGGTGTTGACAACGTGCATATCTGTGCCATAATAGAGTCCATCAACAGCAAACAACAAGGAGTAAACACTATGAACAGATTCAGCGCACAAGATATGATGGACACTCACGTCGAGGCGTACAAGCAAGGCAAAGAGGCTGTGCTCAAGCTGATCAGAGAGGCCACAGGCCTTGACTTCAAAGACACAGCAGACCTAGTCATTTACTTACGCAAAGTCCAGGAGAAAGCAGAATGAAAAGCCCATTAATATCAATGCACGTCAGAGACGAAAACGGCTGGTTCTTAGTCGCCACAGAGCGCTCAGATTGGGGAGGCTGGGACAAGACCGATAGGTCCTGGATCAATGAGCTCCTGGCGCGGGGCCACGACGTCATCACCGTTGGCGATACAATGTACGAGTACTACAGAAAATAAACAAAAGGAGCGATCATCATGAAATACACTACACATAACATAACAGACATAGACCCAACGGGCACACACCTGCAGGGATACATTGAGGCCTCATATGATACCTTGGTGGATCTGTTCGGTGAACCACTCCCCGGTGACGGCTACAAAGTCGATGCTGAGTGGTTTATTCAGTTTGAGGATGGAACCCTGGCCACAGTTTACAACTACAAGGACGGGGTGAATTATTGCGGGGAGGGCGGAATACCCGTAAAACTTATTACTGAATGGCATATAGGAGGTGACGATCATAACGCAAAGTTATATGTGGTCAACTTGGTCAACTCCCAAAAAGGAGTAACCACCACGAAAACCAAAACATCAGAACTAACAGGCGCTCAATTAGATTGGGCAGTGGCCAAGTGTGAGGACGTGCCAAACGTTTGCATTGTCAAAAAGAGAGGCAAAATTTGCGTATATGGACAGTTGCAAGGTGTTGACATTCCTTATCAACCTTCACTCGACTGGGGCCAGGGCGGCCCTATCATTGAGCGTGAGGATATCGACACATATTGCTTGATGTCCCTTAGGCACAACAACGCTGGCGGGTCCTGGGGGTCGGATATCACAGGCTCACAGGCTCGTGGTAAGGGCGCAACTGCACTCATCTCAGCCATGAGGTGCTACGTCGCAAGCAAGCTGGGCGAAGAGATTGACCTGCCTGAAGATCTAGTGTAAAATAATCAAAAGGAGCAAGCACCATGTTCTTTATATACGACGCGCTCGACCAGGTGGTCGGCAACCCAAACGGGTACAAGAGATCCATCGACGCGGTCCGCGTGATCAACAACCGCAGGACCAAGGCCTACAAGGCCGTGTGGGCCGCCCGGTTCTTGCTCGAGGCACAGCAGTCCAGCAATAAGCGTATTTACCTCATCACCGCAGCTAAGCCAGGGTCTTGGTCACAAAATATCTAACATTGCGCATGTTAGAATGAACTAAAAATGTTATAAAGGAATAAATCATGATTGAAGTACTAAAACAAGCACTTGAAGCATTATTGGATTGGAGAAAGGGATACCCTCACTGGAGTGATTTTGATACAGAGACTGTTAACAAATTACGCCAAGCCATTTCAGACTTAGAAAAGCAAAAGCCTGTAACGTCTTTTGATGATTATTGCAAAACTTTACCTCCATTTTGGAATACTCGCATTAGACGAACCACAGCAGAAGAATTTTTCCATGCAGGATGGTTGTCAGCACAACCTATAAAGCAAGAACCTGTGGCTTATATGGTTAAAGCTCATGGTGTTGTACAAGCCTTATCTGTGCGTGCTGATGTGGCGGATGAAAAAGCTTGTGAGTGGCGCAGAAACAGTGATCCAAAAGCAGATTTGTTTCCCTTGTACACATCACCACAACCCCGTAAGCCTCTTACTGAGGAGGAGATTTATTCGATTTGCAAAGATTTAGGTATGGCGCAGTTATCGACCATAGATTTTGCCAGAGCCATTGAGAGCGCACATGGCATTGGGGAGAAGATATGAGGAAATGCTACCCTAACAAGAAATACTGTGTGAGTCTTAATAAGATCATACAGCTAAAGGACGGCTGGAAAAATTACATTGAAACACCAAGACTTGCACAGGCGAGATACTATGCGAAGAAACTGAAGCTCAAATATAGACAGATTGATGTTAGAGAGCATGGTAAAAAACCGTATGTGCTTAACGGAAGTTGGCTATAAATAAAGGAATAAACAATGCTCGAAGTATTAAAACAATTGGTAGAATCGATTGAGTCTGATCTAAAACTCAAACCGATAACAGCGCAAATGCTTGAAGCGCTTGATGCGGGTCGTCAAGCAATAGCAGACCTAGAAAAGCAAAAGCCCGTGGCGTGGCGAGTTTCTTTACACGATGAACCAGAGCTTGGATTTTGGTTTGCCGAAGATTTTTGCGAGGCGGGCTATTTAAATGAGCCACTCTACACAACACCACAACCCCTACAGCAAGAGCCTGTGGCATGGGTCAATCAAGCCAATCTTAGCAGTGCGGCAATTTCTCGCAATCAAGGAGGTCAAGGTGACACGCATACATGGTCTGAAATGCCAACGGCATATCACCCAATTCCACTCTACACAACGCCACAACCCAAAAATAGAGTACAATTCCCGGTGACGCTGCGCAAGACGTGGTCTGGCGGCGCGGTTCAAGAGTGGCTAGACGAAAACGTAAACAAGGAGTAATTAAAATGATGCTGCACACAAAAAACATTCGACCACCCATCAGCACCAGCGCCTTTGACTGGATCGCGCTCACCGAGGAGCGTGAGGACATCATGGGCCACGGAGCAACTGAGAACGAGGCCATTGAGCACCTGCTCTGGTTGATGGACGATGATGCTGAGTAGGGTCCTCATCACGCTCGCCGTCGCGCTCTCGTTGTACGCCAACGCGCATGCAAGGGCCCGCCCGGTCCCACGCATCACGGCGAACAACATTGACGTAGGCGCGCACTACCTGGGGGATCAGAACGAGCAGGACATCAAATGCCTGGCGTACTCGATCTACCGCGAGGCGGGCAACCAATCAGACTCAGCGCAGATGGCTGTCGGCCAGGTGCACGTGAACAGAGCTCGCGAGGGAACCTGGGGGCATCATCTGTGCCGCGTGGTCTTCGCGCCGGCTCAGTTCAGCTGGACCAATGAGCGCCGAGAGGTGCGCTGGACGCCCAAGCAGTACGCGCACTTCATGGACATGGCCGGCGCGCTCGTGACCGGCGTGCGCGTGAGGGGCCTGGACAGCACGCGCATACTGCACTATCACACGCTGGCGATCAACAAAAAGTGGGACAAGCAGGGCAAGGCCGTGGCCGTTGCAGGTGCGCACATATTTTTTGCAGATATTCCACACTAATGCAAAAAGTGTGATATGATTGAGTCATCTTAACAAGCTAAACAGGAGAAACAGACATGACAGACCTCAAGAAAACAGTGGACGCCCTCGGCGCGATCAACGAAGAGATCAAGGCCCTGGAGTCAGCGGCCCGCAAGCTCAAGGCCGAGCTGATCCAGCAAGGCGTGGGTGAGTACGGCGGCGAGCTGTACCGTGCAGAGGTGCAGTTCTTTGACAGCGAGCTGATCAAGCCAGACCTGGTGCGCGAGATACTCGACGCGGAGAGCCTCAGGAAAGTTACCGTCACCAAATCAAATGAGCGCGTGGTCGTAAGAGCGATCGCATAAGCACCACCTAAGGAGATAACACCATGGAATTAATAGACTTTATTTTTGAGATCCTGATGCTCGCGGGCATGCTCGGACTCGTCGCTCTCATTTGGCTCAGCGTGATCGAGAAGCTGCATGACTAAGCCAGTGGACGGAAAAACAGAGTACGTGCAGGCTCTGTACAAGTACCCGCCACTCAGCACGGCTGAGGAGCACGAGCTGGCCGCTAAGATCGCGCAGGGTGACGAGGCGGCGCTTGGCCGATTGGTCACGCACAACCTGCCCTTCGTGGTGCACATGGTCTCGCGCATGAGCGCCTGGAGGCACGGCAAGCTGCCCATGGACGACCTAATCGCAATTGGCAACGAGTGCCTGCTGCGAGCGGCGCGTAAGTGGAGGCCGGTCGGTAACGTGGGCTTCAGCGCCTACGCCAGGCCATGGATCGAGCGCGGCGTGAGGCGCGAGCTTGATAACACGGCGAACATTATCCGGCTGCCGGTCAACGTGCTGCAGTCGATCCGCAGAATGGCGTACAACGAGCGCGCGCTGACGCAGATACTGGGCCGCAAGCCTACGAGCGATGAGCTCGCCAAGGTGCTGCAGGTGACCCCTGCGAGGATCGCGCAGCTGCAGGGCTACGTGACACGCGAGCCGATAAGCCTGGACATGATCAACAACGAGAAGCAAAGCGAGGGGGAAGAGGAATGATTAACGAGGAGGTGCACATAAGAGCGTTTGAGGGCAGCGTGACGTTTGTCGTAGCGAGAGCGAAAGACCAAAAATTTATCACGTTCACTCGCCATGAGGGCTTCAAAAAAGCTATGGCCGACCAAAGGAAGATTAGCGACGGCAGAACGCTCGCGCAGGCTGAGAGGGATTACATGCACGCCGCGTTGGACAGTTGGATAGACACAAACCTAGAGGAGTAAACAAGATGAACGAAAACATCAAAGCCGGCGCAGATATCCACGCCGGTGATGGCGGGTACAGCGAGGGCACACGAGAGCGCTACGAGGCATTTGTTATGGCAAGAAACTACTCGATAGAAAAGGAGAGAACTAAAATGGAGGATGAAAGAATCAGCGCGTTTCCAGTGAGTGATATGCAAAGCGCAAAACCAGAAAACATTGATGAATTAAAGTCAATGGCTAGAGGTATGACTCTGAGAGATTACTTTGCAATTCAAGTACTTCCTGCAATATACAAAAATTATGCGAATAATGCTAGAAGTGAAGGATGGGACTTTGAGTGGCGAAAAGGATTGGCATTAGATGCTTACAAAATGGCAGATGCAATGATGGAGGCTAGAAAATGAAACACAAACACTATGACGTAATCGTCGCATTTGCTAACGGGGAGGAGATCGAATATTATTCACCCTCTCGTAAGGAGTGGTCATTTATCTCACGACCAGGGTTCGATGAAAATATATGCTACAGGGTCAAACCTAAGGATACGACAACCTACCTCGTCCCAGATTTTACGAACAACAACAGGTGGAAAGAGACCCTTTATAAACCCGAGCATATCCCGTGCATAGAACTGGTTCGATCCGGGAGCACCACAAAAATCAAATCAGCAGAGGTAATCAATGGATAACTTACGAGAAAAAATAGCGGAGAACTACTTGAGCACGCTATCAAAGCATATTAACGAGTTCGAGCTCGGCCTGGCCAGGGTAGCCTTCTTGGCCGGTTGGGACCTAGCGCTCGCAACACAAACCAAGGGAGAAGAGAATGACAGCGCCAATTAAACTGAACCCAGTGCGGGTGTACGACAAGATCAACGACAAGCTGCTGCGCATAGAGTTTTTTGACAAGGACAGCAACTTCGTGATCCAGGCGGAGTGGGACGAGCGCGAGGAGCATACGCCCCGCAACCTAACCAACTTCCAGGCCTGGGCCTACAAGCTCATGGAGGACAAGGGCTACGAAATTGCGACGCTTGAGTCTGTGTGATTTCACAATGCGAAAAGATTGTCATAGTAGTACGGGTCTATTTAACTTTTCTTTAATTTATTTTATTTTATTAAAGAAAATAATAAAATAAAAAGTGAGATAGATACGTACTACCGGTACAAACGTTTCATAATATGAAAGGGAATAAAATGGGAAAAGAAAATCTACATTGGTACTGGGAATATGTGCGCTGGTTTTTTGGGCTCACAAACAAGCAGCGCGATTACCAGTCGGACATGGACGGGTTCAAAGCCGGCTGGGAGGCCGCCAAACGGGCCTCAGAGGCGCCAAACGACAACAAGGTACGCCTACCTCTTGCCGAGTTCATTGCGGTCGTGCAGCGGTACCCTGACGTAATCGGCCACCCGGTGTACTACGCGCAGTGGCCAACCGAGCCGGATCAATTATCTGTGGTATAATGCCAAAATGACAAAACCAATCACACCACCAGTTAGCTTCGACAACATACCGCTGGACCTCAAGCGCGTTCCGCGCTGGGTGCTGTGGCGCTACGTCGAGGTGGGCGACGAGGACTCCAGGCGCTGGTCCAAGATGCCCGTTCAGGCCTCCGGCAAGTACGCCTCATCAACCAACCCAGAGACCTGGGTGGACTTCCTAACCGTTCAGTCCGCGTACGAGAGCGAGCCCGGTAAGTTCTCCGGGGTGGGCTTCGTGTTCACCGCGGACGATAACCTGGTCGGCATCGACCTGGACGACTGCCTTGATGAGCAGAGCGGGCAGATCACGAACGAGCTCGCGCAGGACATCAAGGACACAACACCCGGCTACGTCGAGATAAGCCCGTCCGGCACCGGGATCAAGATCTTCACACGCGCCGCGATATCGAGCGCTCACGTGGACCATGACGTAGGCCTTGAGATCTACGCGCAGTCTAGGTTCTTCACCGTGACGGGTAACAGCCTGGGCGGCGCGATCCCCGCGGAGCCACAGGACTTGTCAGCGATCATGCCCGCGAGATCTGGCGCGACGAGCACTGGCGACGCGTTCGCGGACTACGTCGCACCGGTCGAGGGCTGGGACATTCACCGCGTCGAGACCGAGCTGCTCTCCAAGCTCGACCCAGGGTGCGGGTACCACGACTGGCTGAAGGTCGGCGCGATACTGCACCACCAGTTTGGCTCAGACGTGGAGGCCTGTGAGGCCTGGGACCGCTGGAGTCAGGGCGGCGCAACCTACAAGGCATCGGGCCCGGACAGCTGCAGCGCGAAGTGGGCCACGTACAGGGGCCAAGGAGCCACGCTGCGCTCGCTGATATTCCAGGTCAACCAGATGGAGCGCGAGGAGGCGCTCGCGAACGGCGAGGTGATCCTGTCCAACAACGTCATGGAGCACGCGAGGGCGTTCCTGGACAGCCGCTACAGCACCGAGGAGGGCCGAGAGCTGGTGCACTACGCGCAGGACTTCTACAAGTACACGGGCACGCACTACGACATCGTGGAGGAGGCGACGATTCGCTCGGAGCTATACGCGTTCCTGGACCTGTGCAAGAAGAACGGCCGAGGCGGCGCGCTGGTGCCGTTCAACCCAACGCCGGCCACGGTCTCGGGTGCGCTGGACGGCGTCAAGGCGATCGTTCACTTGGAGAACAAGCCCAACACCAAGCCGCCGATATGGCTAGAAACCTATAGGTTACGAAAACCAAAAGAAAACAAACTTATAAGTTTGCTTAACGGTCTCTTTGACATGGAGGACAGCACGCTGTACCCGCACTCACTGGGACTGTTCACACAAAACTCACTACCATTTGAATATGACACAAACGCACAGTGCCCCAATTGGGAGAATTTTCTCGCCTCCGTTTGGGGAGATGACCCTGAGTCGATATCCAGTCTTCAGGAGATGTTCGGCTACATACTCTCCGGGGACACCAGTCAGCAGAAGTTCTTCAACATTATCGGCCCCAGACGATCTGGAAAGGGAACTATCAACAAGGTCCTGGTCTCACTGCTCGGGCAGCACAACACCGTGGCGCCTCAGCTGGAGGAGCTGTGCGATACTTTTGGGCTTCAGCCTTGGCTTGGCAAGCTGCTCGCTAGCTTTACTGACGCAAGGGCGCCTGAGCGCAACAGAAGCGCTGTTGTTAGCCAGCTGCTGCGCATCGTTGGCGGCGACACGATTACCGTTAACCGAAAGAACAAGGAGAGCTGGAACGGGTACCTGCCAACAAGAATCGTGATCTACTCCAACGAGGTGCTGCAGCTCACCGAGAACTCCAACGCGCTCACCGGGCGCATGGTCGTGCTGAAGATGACCAAGTCGTTCTACGACCAGGAGGACACGGCGCTCGCGCACAAGCTCGAGCAGGAGCTCTCAGGGATCTTCAACTGGGCGCTGGAGGGACTAAAACGCCGACTGGCGCGTGGTGGGCACTTCCTGCAGCCCACGTCTGGCAAGGAGCTGCTCGAGCTCATGGCGGAGCTGGGCAACCCGATAGGATCGTTTGTAGAGGATGCGCTGATCCTGGATCCAAGCGGGATCGCGGACAAGGACGAGGTGTTCGCGTGCTTCAAGCACTGGGCGCTCAAAAAATCGTTGCCGCCAGGCACAGAGTTGGCATTTAAACGACGTTTCTTGGCCGCGACGCAGGAATTTAGGGTACAATCTGATTTAGACAGGACTGACGGCAAAAGATCGCACATCTACCGCGGCGTTAAGCTAAACGCCAAGGCGCAGGTCTACATTGACGAGCAGTTTATGACGGACAACGAGGTTTTTTAAGGAGGAAATGATGATCAGAGGGATGATATTCATCACCGCGCTGTGGGTCTTCATCACCGCCAACATTATCGTGATGTGGCGCATGACCCGCAAGCAAAAATTTGAGTTTGGTAAGGATCTTTTGAAGGCGGCGCTTTACGGCGGGGCATCGGCGGCAATCACCTCGGTGTTTATTTTATTTTTAGTTAATATGTTCTAAAGGAAACTACATGAAATATTTCAAACTTTTACTCATCTTGGCCGCAGCCTCAGTGGTCGGTTGCACACGCATTGAGACCGGCGAGATCGGCCTGCGCGTTGGGTTCGACAAGCAGGTTCAGCAAACCGAATTGCAGCCTGGTTCATTTAACCAAGAGATCATCGGTGACGTGCTGGTGTTCCCGGTCAAGCAGCTCTCAGTTGGCTGGTCCGGCCTCAGACCCATGACCGCGGACAAGTCCAGCCTGGGTGACCTTGACTTTGCGGTGGTCTACAACGTAAACCCGGCCTCCGTCGCCGAGCTCTACACCAAGCTCTCGCGCAGCTTTCACTCGTACGAGAATGGCGAGACGTACCTGATGCACAACTACATGTCCACGCTGGCCAACTCAGCTGCGTTTAAGGCGGTTGCAAAGGTCAACGTGCTCGACGCGACAAGCGCACGCAGCCAGATCGAGACAGATATCGCCAGCTTCATGCGCGAGGCGCTCGTCGCCGATCACCTGGACAAGGACATCACCATTGACCTGGTGCAGGTCAAGAACATTCTCCCTGCGCAGAGCATCATCGACTCGGCGAATAACGTGATCAACGCGCAGAACCTGGCCAAGGCTAAGCAGGTCGAGGTGGGCACCGCCAAGCTCGAGGCAGAGCGCCTGGCCATGCTGAGCTCTAACGGGCAAAACGTGCGCTACATGGAGGCTAAGGCGCTCCAGGACATCGCCGAGGGCGTGAAAGATGGCAAAGTAAGAACCGTGATAGTACCCTTTGACTTTAAGGGCATGATCAACGTATCGGACAAGTAACATGAATGACTTTGTTTACGGTGTTTTAGTTAACGCGGGGCTTGTTCTCGTCGTTATTCTGATGATCCTCGGGGGCATTGCCCTCGGGCAAATCTTAGTGGGGGCCTGAGCATGAAAAAGAAAGAGATCGCCAACCAGGTCGCGCGCGACTCTATGTACTCTGAGGCGGGTAAGGGCGACAGCCCTCGCCCAACTGATCAGCAGAAGTACGAGGAGGGCTACGACAGAATCTTCGGCAAGAAGAGCAAGACCGCGCCACCCAAAGAAGAGCACGAAAATGACTGACAGCAGATACCAGTGCACGCGCTGCGGCGCGCCCCTAATCGAGCTGACCACGCACTACCCCGCTGGCTACACCAAGACAGAGGTTATGTGCGTGCACGCGTTTCGTCACGCGCTAAGTGACTTCTGGCAGGAGCTAAAGGAGAAATTTACGTGGACCAAGAAAACAAACTAATACTATACAGGAACGCAATCCAGTGCGTGCACTGCAACGAGATCATTGAGAGTAAGCATCGGCACGACTTCAACTGGTGTAGGTGCGGCAGCGTGGCCGTTGACGGTGGGAATGACTACAGGAGACGAGTTGGAGCGGATTATATTGAGCTCTCAGGCACACCAAAGGAAAAGCATGAAGCATAAGTACTTTAAGGTAAGATCCGGTATTTTTCCGGACATCATCAACGTGTGCTTCAGCAAGGAGGCGTTTCACGGCATCCTTGAGGATTATGAGCTCAGCACAGATTTTCAGCCGCTAGAGTCCGGGCTCGCGGAGACGCATTTTATCCAGGGCAAGAAGATCGGGATCATCATCGTGATATTCAACCTTGAGGATATTGGGGAGCACGTCGCGGACATCAGCGGCATCATCGCGCACGAGGCCAGCCACGTCATCGACAACATGGCGGAGATGATCGGCGAGGATCACATCACGAACGAGGTCCGCGCGTACTTTACTCAGTTCCTTGTTGAAAACATTTGGCGCTGCGTGCTAACACATAGGAAACAACATGCAAGAAAGCAAAATAGAAAGCTATCTAAACAAACAAGTAAAAAAGCACGGGGGGATGAGCCTGAAGTGGATAAGCACGATAACGGGAGTGCCGGACAGAATAGTATTCCTAAACAAGAGGATGCACCTGATCGAGCTCAAATCAGCTACTGGGAAGCTATCGCCGAGGCAGATTCTCGTGTTTCGGGATCTGTTCACCCAGGGGTTCCCAGTAAAAATAATAAACTCGACTGAGCAGGTCGATCAGTTCATAGAGCAAAATGTTAAAACGATCACAACTTCATCAGTACCAGACTCACTTTGTGGACCTGGCCAAGAACCTGCCAGGGATGGGGCTGCTGCTGCCGCCAGGTCTAGGCAAGACCACCACGACGCTAACGATTGTGGCGGAGCACTTCACGGGAAAGACCCTGGTAATAGCGCCTAAGAAGGTCGCAGAGTCTGTGTGGGCCCAGGAGGCGGATAAGTGGGAGCACCTGCGGCACCTACACATCTCCAGGGTCCTGGGCACTGAGCCGCAGAGGATCACCGCGCTCAAAGGCGGCGCCGACGTGTACGTGATCAACCAGGAGAACGTGGCCTGGCTGTGCGAGCACCCCGCGGGCTTCATGGACCAATTCGATAACCTGGTGATCGACGAGTCATCCCGGTTTAAGGACGCCTCCACGAAAAGATTTAAGGCGCTCAAAAAATACCTTAGGCACTTCAAGCGCAAAGTAATTCTGACCGGCACGCCCACGCCACAGGGCCTAGGAGACCTCTGGGCGCAGGTGGCGATACTTGACCTAGGGCAGCGCCTTGGACGCTCTCTGACGGCGTTTAGAGACCGCTACATGCAGCCCGTTGAGCGCAATAGGCACACCGGCATGGTCTACAAGTGGGGCATTAGGCCCGGCATGGACGTAAAGATCCACGACGCGATCCGGGATATTTGCTTTTCTTTGCGCGCGGAGGATTACCTCACGATGCCAAAGCTCACGCAGATATACCACAACGTGCCAATCGACCCCGCAACGTGGAAGAACTACCGCAAGCTGGCAAAGGACATGGCGATTGAGACCAATGGCGAGACTATAACGGCGATCACCGCCGCGGCGCTCGTTAACAAGCTGCAGCAGTTCACCTCAGGCTTTTTGTACACCGAGGACAAGACACCAATCCGGCAGCACGAGGAGAAGGTGGACTACCTGGAGCAGATCCTGGATGAGAACACACCAACGCTACTGTTCTACCACTACAAGGAGTCCCTGGCCAGCATACAGGCGCGGTTCCCGCACGCCAGGTTACTGACAAACGATCAGGACATCCTAGACTTCAACAACGGCAAGGTGCCGCTGCTCTTGACGCATCCGATGTCGGGCGGCATTGGGCTGAACCTGCAGTGCAACACGGCGGACACGGCGCAGCTGGTGTGGTTCGACATGCCCTGGTCCAGCCAGGACTATATCCAAGCAAACGCCAGGATATACCGACAAGGCCAGGAGAAGCCGGTAATCATTCACCACCTCATCATTCCCAAGACAATTGATCAGCAGGCAAAAGACGTCGTTGAGAACAAAATAAATGTTCAGCAGGCCGTCCTGAATGCCCTAGATTGTGCATTATTATATCCATGAAAACAACACACACCGTTAACGCCGCTGTCACGCCCCGGCTCTCTGATGAGGACATTGATCCCATTGAGGTAGACGACCACAAGAACTCGACGGATCCGTCTGTTGAGGGTTGGCTGCCCTGGGATCAGGAGGACATTGACGACATACGCAAGATCATCAGCGAGCGAATGAATGAGAAGCAGCAGTTCATCATGGAGGCGTTTCTTGATGGGCTCACGTGCGGCGACGTGAACGTGACCGAAAAGTACTGGCGCTATCACTTCGCCAAGGCCGTTGAGTTTATTAAGCAGGAGCTAAAGCTATGAAGTACCCGTACCTGATCATCGAGATGCTGGAGAACGGCGTGTACGAGCAGCATCACTACCCAAGCACCGAAGATTTTGACTTTGAGCGATACTACAACAAAAACGTGCTGAGCTTTCACATGTTCGCGAACGAGGAGGATCAACAAAAAATGTCAATCAACCTTAGGAAGATGAGAGATGAATCATGACCCCGTGAACAAGCCGGCGCACTACACAAAGCACCCAAGCGGCGTGGAGTGCATCCAGATCACAGAGCACATGAGCTTTTGCTTGGGCAACGCGATCAAGTACATCTGGCGAGCGGACCTAAAAAATGACGCGATTGAGGACCTGAAAAAAGCCGCGTACTACATCAACCGTGAAATAGAGAGAAGATCAAATGACGTCAATTAGAAGAGTGCTTGAGAAGGAGCTTGTGTCCGCGTACCAAGACCTGGAGGATGACATCAACGACGCGGCGGAGGCGGAGCCCGGCTCGTACCTCGACCGCAACCTAGCAAACAACCTGGAGTACATCAACGCGCTCAAGGTTATTGGCCCATACTTTGTGCACGACTTCGCGCGTAAAGTAAAAGAATATTAATTTTATTACCAAGGAGAGAAAAATGACAGACGCAGCAGTACAACAACCACAAGACCCAACGCTCACCATGTTCGTGACGATGAAGTTCCAGGTGCAGGAGGTTAACTCCCTTCTCACGTTTTTGAACAGCCCTGAGCAGGCGCCAACCATCTTCAAGGCTAACTTCATTAACGCGATCCAGCAGCAAGTTGGGCCACAGATCGACGCCCTGAAGGCTAACCTAGCCGCGCCAGAAACCGCGCCAGCAGAGGCCAGCGCATGAGCAGCCAGCTTCTAAGGATGCTGATGGACAAGAACGGCATCTCGAACAAGGAGGGCCAGGAAAAGGCCCGAATGGAGCTCGCGGGGGCCATCACCCGCGTTGTGGTGAACGAGGCCCTGGCGGAGGCTAAGCAGCGCGCCAAGGCCCGCGATGAGGCAATTGGGGCGAAAGAGCCCAAGTAATTGCATTAGTATATGTAGGGGGCATATCCCCCTACCAACAAACGGGCCGTGTCGCGTAGGAGAACCTAGTCCAGGTACCTCACGGTTAGAGAAAACGCGAACCAAGACGCATGAGGATTGAATCGCCTTACCCTGTACCAAGGTGTGCCGTTCAAAGCAGGGACAGTCCTCAGCCGTGTTGATAACTTAAACGGAGATAGGTATGAACTTTGGGCAAGCTATTGAACAACTAAAGTTAGGTAACAAGGTTTCCCGTAGTGGATGGAATGGTGCTGGTTTATGGCTGGAATTGCAAGTTCCAGATGCCAATAGCAAGATGACTCTTCCCTATATATACATAAATTACCCATTGGATGCAAAGAATACTCCTGGGGCTAAGGTTCCTTGGTTAGCTAGTCAGACGGATATTCTTGCTGAAGATTGGGCTCTCCTTGTATCTTCTTTCGCGTGAGCCACCAACAACCAAGACGCATGAGGATTGGAAAGCAGAATGGGTATATCCACATTCATAAACAGCTTGGAGTACAGTCCTCATTTATGTTGTAAACTTAAAAAAAAAACACTGTTGTAAACTTATTTTGTTGGTGTCAGCCTGCTGGTGAGCTGGATAACACGGCCAGCCAAAAATCCAAGTTGGTACCAACAATCTCGGGGTGTAGGATAACCTGGTAGTCAACGGGCTTTGGAAGCCCGGAGTGGTCGTTCAAATCGACCCATCCCGACCAGAACAGAACAGTAAGCGGGGAAGAGAAATGGTAACTCGTTAGTCTCATAAGCTGAAGATACCTGGTTCGATTCCAGGCCCCGCTTCCAAAATACTCCGGCACGGGACCCGCAAGGGCCGCACCAGGCAACCTGGATCTACAGGTGAGGCGTGCAGACGTGCACGAGTACGGTGACTAGGGGGTGATAAATCCCCACCTAATATAAAAATAAAAACCATGGCGACAAAATCCAATATCTTAAAATACGATCCAAAATACTGCGAGCTAATTGTTGAGCTCGGTAAGGCTGGTGCGTCACAAAAAACCATGTGGTCCAATATCGGCATTAGCAAAACAACCGCGGCCACATGGCAAAAGAATCATCCAGAGTTTGAAGAGGCTGTGAGTCGTGCTACTACAGAATCTCAGGCGTATTGGGAGCGCGAAGGGCTGGCAAATCTTAACAACAGAACGTACAACGTTCGTTTGTTTGAAATCATGACCAAATCACTCTTTCCCGCAGACTACCGAGAGGTCAAAGAAAATAAAGTTGACGTGAAGGCTGAGGTCACGATTGATTTTGGCGGCGAAGTGGCTAAACTAATATCCGCCCTAAAAGAATCAAAATAAATTAAAATAAAGTCTCAAAAACTGAAAGGACCTGCGGGTCCTTTTTGCATTATTATAGTACCTTAACTAGAATAGAAAGACTTACATGACCGCACACGCACTACTCTCAGCATCCGGATCAGAGAGATGGATGGCCTGCACGCCAAGCGCCAGATTAGAGGCGACACTCCCCGAACAAAAAAGAGCCACCGGTTCATTTAACTACAGCGAGGAGGGCACAATGGCTCACACACTGGCGGACGCCGAGCTAAGCCTGCTATACGGTCACATAAAGAAAGCAGAGCATGACAAAATTATTAAAGAAGTTAAATCCACTGAGTATTACAGCAAAGAGTTTCACGAGTACGTCACTAACTACGTTCTTTACGTGCGCTCTCAGATTGGCGATGGAGATACGCCACTATTTGAGCAGCGCGTCGACTTCAGCGACTACGTCCCCGAGGGGTTTGGCACGGCGGATGTGGTAATTCTCTCCAAGAACAAGGTCCGGGTGATTGACCTTAAGTTTGGAAAAGGCATCCCAGTGTCCGCAAAGGACAACAGCCAGCTAAGACTCTACGCGCTCGGCGCGTACTGTAAGTTCAAAGAAGAGTTCCCAGACATCACCGAGGTTGAGTACACAATCGTTCAACCTCGACTGGACTCCATCACAACCGACAAGACAACAATAGATAAGCTGCTCGACTGGGCGCAGTACTACGTCAAGCCAAAGGCCAAGCGCGCGTGGGGTGGATCCGGAGATTTCGTCCCTGGCGATCACTGCCAATTCTGCCGCGCCAAGGCGCAGTGCCGCGCCAGATCAGACTTCAACAACGAGCTCGCGAAGCTAGACTTCAGAGAGCCACCACTGCTGAGCGAGGATGAGCTCACGCTTGTGCTCGAGCGCGTCGGTTCGCTGAAGACCTGGGCCAACGACGTGGAGGAGTTCGCGCTCAGCCGCGCCGTTAATGAGCAGGTCATGCCACCCGGGTACACGCTTGGCATGACAGTCACTCACCGCAAGATCAGCGATCACAAGCTGGCCGAAGAGGTTCTGATTGAGCTGGGACTATCCAAGAGCAAGATCTTCGAGGAGCCAAAGCTCAAGTCAATCGCCGCACTGGAAAAACTAGCGCCAAAGGGCCACGTCGCAACCGCCCTCGGTAATCTGATCGTTCGCCCCGCCGGATCGCCTAAGCTCGTCAAGATCAAGGACACAACGGCCGAGGACTTTGCGTCATGATGATCGACTTTTTTGGTATTACCGTAACAGTACCAGAGGTAATGATAGAAAAATACGTAGAAGAGACAAAACCTATGATACAATGGGAGAATCGTAGGTCACTTGAGCGCTTGCGCGAGGCCATTAACGATATTCTGTTTGTCGTAGCCGATAACCGACAGGTTCTGTCCAATGCGGAGCACTACGGCAACTTTGTGAAGTCACTGGCGATACGTGTTGCGTTATCGTCACACAGGAAACTGTACGACGATTAGTGTGATACAATGCGCGTTATGGGGTTGTCGGCCTGGCCCCCAGCTAAGTCCAGGTCTAATGCTAACAAGGAAATAAAATGGCTCAAACAGTCAAAATCAAGGTAGTTACCGGCAAGGTTCGTTTCTCTTACGCCAACGTGTTCCAGGCGAAGGCAAGCGAGGAGGGCGGCACGCTAAAGTACTCCACCGCGCTCTTGATCCCAAAGTCCGACAAGGAGACGGTCAACAAGATCAACAAGGCGATTGAGGAGTGCAAGGAGGCTAACAAGTCTATGTTCAACAACTCCGTTAAGGGCCTCAAAGGCGGCCTGAGAGACGGCGACGAGGAGAGAGACGGAGAAGAGTACCAGGGCATGTTCTTTATCAACGCCAACTCAGCCCGCAGACCTGGCGTTGTTGACGCGGACATGAACGAGATCATCGACCCAGAGGAGTTCTACAGCGGGTGCTACGGCCGCGCGTCGTTGACGTTCTACCCGTATGACACCAAGGGCGGTAAAGGAATTGCATGCGGTTTAAACAACGTGCAAAAACTGGAGGACGGCGAGAAGCTCAGCGGCGGCTCAAGCGCTGCAGAGGATTTCGCGGTCTAATCAAGCGCGAGGAAAGAGAAGGGGCTTCGGCCCCTTTTTTGCCCTCTATCATTAACTAAAACGAAAAATAAAACAATGGATCAATACAGAGAGTACATCGCCGCCAGTCGCTACGCGAGATTTATAGACGACAAGAATCGTCGCGAGACCTGGGAAGAGACAACCGATCGTTTTGTCAACTACATGTTCAGCAGACTGCCAACGCTTAGCTCTGATCTGAAGAAGACAATACATGACGCAATTCTAAATCACAAGGTGATGCCGTCCATGCGCGCCATGATGACCGCCGGCAAGAGCGCGGACCGCGACAATACCTGTATCTACAACTGCAGTTACCTGCCTGTGGATGACGTCAAATCATTCGACGAGGCCATGTTCATCCTGCTCTGCGGCACCGGCGTCGGGTTCAGCGTTGAAAACAGCAACATCAGCAAGCTGCCAGAGATCCCAGAGAAAATGTTTGACTCGGAGAGCGTGATCAAGGTGCACGACTCCAAAGAGGGCTGGGCAAAGGCCCTACGCCTGCTCATAGCGCATTTATACGCCGGCGAAGTACCTAAGTGGGACGTGAGCGGCGTTAGGGCCGCTGGGACCCGTTTAAAGACTTTTGGCGGTCGTGCCAGTGGCCCCGGCCCATTGGTGGATCTGTTTGAGTTCTCGGTTAAGCTCTTCAAGGGCGCAAGGGGCCGCAAGCTCAACTCACTGGAGTGCCACGACCTGATGTGTAAGATTGGTGAGGTTGTTGTGGTTGGCGGCGTGCGTCGCTCCGCGATGATCAGTTTATCAGACCTTGACGATGAGAGGATTAGACATGCTAAATCTGGGCCTTGGTGGGAAACCGCGCCGCACCGCGCACTTGCGAACAATAGTGCGGTGTATAACGAAACACCTACTGTCGGAAAGTTCATGGAAGAGTGGCTGTCACTTTACAACTCCCACTCCGGTGAGCGAGGGATTTTTAATCGGGAGGCTGCTAAAAAGACGGTTGAAAAATACGGGCATAGAGATCCAAATCATGAGTTCGGAACTAATCCTTGCTCGGAGATTATTCTTAGACCGTACCAGTTCTGTAATCTTACTGAGATTGTAGCGCGCCATGATGACACTAAAGAGACTCTACTCGAGAAGGTACGAATTGCTACCATTCTGGGCACTATGCAGAGCACATTCACTAAGTTCCCTTATCTGCGTAAGGTGTGGCAACGAAATACAGAGGAGGAGAGGCTACTCGGCGTCTCAATTACCGGCATCTACGACAACAAACTGCTCTGCACGGAAGGAAAAGAGCTAAATGACCTACTCGACACCCTGCGAGAAACTGCTCGCGCTACTAATAAAGAATGGGCATCCATCCTCGGAGTACCTGAGAGCTGTGCTATTACATGTGTCAAGCCGAGTGGGACAGTCTCCCAGCTCACTGACTCCGCTTCTGGAATTCATCCAAGGCACGCCAGGTATTACATCAGACGAGTACGAGGTGATAAAAAAGACCCTCTTAGCCAGTTTCTTAGAGAGGCCGGAGTACCTGCCGAGGACTGCGTATACAAGCCTGAACAGACTGTGGTCTTCTCTTTCCCCCAACGAGCACCCGACGGCCTTACGAGAGGCGATGTCACTCCAGTTGGACATCTATCTCTATGGCTCACCTATCAGCAACATTGGTGCGAGCATAAGCCGTCTGTTACGATATCCGTTGAGGAAAAAGATTGGCCAAGCGTTGGCGCGTGGACTTGGGAGCATTTCGGCGAGATTAGCGGCGTGTCGTACCTACCTTACGACGGCGGCACTTACCGCCAGGCGCCGTACGAGGAGTGCACTGAGCAGGAGTACCTGGATCTCAAGGCTAAGATGCCTGTTATCAACTGGAAAGATTTCAAGGAGATAACGGACAACGTCGAGGGAGCGCAGATGCTGGCCTGCACGGCGGGGGTTTGCGAGATTTAATTTTTGGTTGACATGGTGGTTTGGGCCGTCCTTTGAGGCGGCCCTTTTTTATGGTACAATGCAATTTCACGTAGAACTAGGAGGTTTTATGAATACGTTTTTTGTGGCGGACACGCACTTCGGTCATGCCGGCGTGTGTAAGTTTTTAAGAGAGGATGGCTCTAAGCTGCGGCCGTGGGATGACCCGCAGAAGATGGACGAGGACATGGTGCGCATGTGGAACGAGACTGTTAAGCCAAACGACAAGGTGTACCATTTGGGCGACGTTGTGATCAACCGCAAGGCGCTGCAGGTACTGCACCGGCTAAATGGCGACAAAGTGCTCGTGAAGGGTAATCACGACATCTTCAAGCCCGAGGACTACGCGCCGCACTTTCGCGACATTCGCGCGTACCTGGTGCTTGATAACATTTTGTTCTCGCACATACCTGTGCACCCAGACTCTAAGGGGCGCTTTAAGGCGAACGTGCACGGGCACCTGCACTCGAACGTGATTAAGAAAGACAATAAGCCCGATCCCTGGTACCTGTGCGTGAGCGTGGAGCACACGAATTTTAGGCCCATATCATTTGAAGAGATCAGAAAAAAACTAGGAGACATATGAGCACGTTAATAAGAACCAACAAGCTGCGCTTCATTGAGCGCGAGGGCAAACCAGATCCATTTTATGTAAACGCAATGACAGGGAAGCCGCATGTCCCGACCTACCGCGTTCTGCAGCAGTGGTGGGAGCAGCGCCACGCGGGGAACTTTGGCTGTGGCTGCGTAAGAATTGAAGCCAAAGGCGAGTGGCACGACGTGCCCCTGGAGGAAGATCATGACAGATAATGAAATCTTAGAGATGGTGGAAGAAGCAGGTGGAAGTTTTACAAAAGAATGTTGTGGTCATGGTGATTACCGAAATGTATATACGTTCGAGACATACGAACTTTTAACATTTGCCAAGTTGATAGCAAAAGAAGAACGTGAATCGTGTGCTGAGGTTGCAGACAAATACAGTTTCTGCCGTGAATGTGGCAACGACCAACCCATAGCAGAAGCAATCAGAGCAAGGGGACAAGAATGACACATGATGAAATCTTAGAGATGGCTAGACAATCTGGAGCGTCTAAGCTTGTTACAAAAAGTGGAGTAGATATAGGCTTAACAAGTTCAGAAAAGCTCATTGACTTTGCCAAGATGGTGGCAGAAAAAGAACGTGAGGAGTGTGCGGAGTTAGCATGGATTCATCTTATAAAACACTCACAACCTTGGAATGTCAGACAGGAAATATCAAATGCTATTAAAGCAAGGGGACAAGAATGAAAAAAGATGAATTAATTGACTTATACCTACTGGCTAGGATGATGCACTCACAAGCTGCTTTCTATCGCAGGGAATCTATTCGCCTTGAAAATTTTGAACTGGCAATGATGTACGAGTTTGAGATGCACTTCTGGCAGGATAGCTTGAATGCAGCAAGGCATTTGTTAGTCAAAAAAGATTGGGTCTGGGATGCACTGGATAATGGATGGGTATCATGATTAAAGTATTAAAACAAGCACTTGAGGCACTGGAAGAATATTCATGGCAAGAAGGCGCAACTAGAGCGGCAAATCTTGCTATCAACTCTCTAAATCAAGCAATAGCAAACCTAGAAAAGCAAGAGCCTTATGGATGGGCGTACGAAAGCCATGGAAGGTTCACGTGCAATGCCCATCCAATTTTTTGGAAAACACGCAAAGCGGAAACATACAAAGAAGATTTTTGGGAGGAGATACCCCTATATCGCCATCCATCACAATGCCAAGAGCCTGTAATGATTGTAAATGGTATAAAGTTTTCCACATCTATGGAATAAAGGAATAAACAATGATTGAAGTATTAAAACAACTGGTTGAGGCGTTGAGAGAAGATAGAGCATGGCTTGAGTTAGATGCGCCAAAGAAAATGTGGGATAAAAACAATGAAGCTATTACCATTGGTCGTCAAGCAATAGCAGACCTAGAAAAGCAAAAGCCTGTGGCCTGGGCGCGGTTTAGCGAAAAAGGGAATTTGTTTGATTTATTAAGTGAATCGGAGGATGGATATACACCACTCTACACATCGCCACAACCCCGTAAGCCTCTTACGAAAATTGAAATTGGAGAAGTATTGCATAAGGCAGGTATTACAAAATATATTCATGAATACGGACCAATGGAACTGAAAATAATAAGAGCAATTGAACAAGCATATGGAATAAAGGAATAAACAATGCTAAAAGTATTAAAACAAGCACTTGAGAAAATAGCCACCGTAAATGCAATGGACTATGAGTACCAGCAATGGGCAAGAGAGGCGTTAGCTAAAGCAGACCTAGAAAAACAAGAGCCTGTGGCGACAAAACGCTGGCCTTTTGTTGAAACACCTGGCGAGTTCACCGACCGACTGCGATGGGCGTTCCATGAGTTTGGTGCTTTGTTGCCGGCAGTGCGCTATGTGCTGATTGAGACGCCACCGACACTCACCTCCCCACCACAACCCCGTAAGCCTCTTACTGAGGAGCAACTCATTCTCATTTTGGATAAGCATTTTGAATGTGTTGATGCCGAATATATTAAACGTGCCGCAAAAGAGATAGCTTCACACGGAATAAAGGAATAAACAATGAATAGATTAAACTTGATTGCTTTGGCTTTGTTTCTACGAGCCGTTTGTATATGCGCTTGTATTGCTGGCGTGGTTATATTGTCAGAAGCAGATAAATCTAGTTGGGGTTGGTTGATATTCTTAGCAATTTGTGTGTCTGAAGTATCTTTTAAATACGAGGAATAAACAATG